TAAATCTAAATGTTTTATAAGCATTGCTACTTCTGGCATATGAATAACTAATTCTTTTTTAGGAGAAGGTTGTTGTTCTTTTTTTTCAACACCATTTTGTTTGTTATATATTTCTGCTAATGTCATTTCTTTATGTGTTTTGCGTTAAAGTTTTCTACAATTCTTGATAGCAATTCTGCTTTTGTTTCACTATCATCATAACTAATACTTCGTAAATCATACCACGATTTTATTTCTGCTTTTGTATTTGATTCATCAGGATATTCAGATTGTAAGGTAGCAATACCACCTATTACTTGATGCTTACCTATTATTAATCTTCCGTGTCCATTGTCATATAACTTAGCACATTCATCAACGTAATGCTCTTCTATTGTATCCCAACTATCAGAGCGTTTTACAACTTCACCATCTACTTCTACAAAGTAATCGTAGCGAGAAGGGTAAGTCAAGGTTTCGACAGTTCCATTTGGGTATGTTTTTGTACGAGTAACACCGGGAGTGGTATTTTTATGCAACCTAATTCGATGACCTTGACTACTCTTCCTTATAATCATAACCTACGCTTCAGCTTCCTCGTCTTCA